TCGTAGTTTTTGTTTCTTAACTTAAATACCACATCACTTAATCTATAAATACCAAGTTCAGTCCAAGCTTCCATCGGACTGATCTTTTTGTTTGATTCTAGGTAATGCAATAATCTTGTTTCTTGATTTGTCATATTCATTTATCTCTCCTAGTGTACATATTTTTAAGATTAATATTGTTGGCTCGCATCTCTCGAACTCGTCTTAATAATCCATCACGACTTATCCGAGAAACACCAAGACAATAATATATAAGTCCATCATCATTCTCTAGCCAATCCAATGCTTGTTGTCTCACCCTTGCACCTGATTGTGCTGCAACTGCATCATGTATCGCATTAGCTAGTATTGCAATAAACAATCTAGCATCAGGGTTACCCATGTTTGGATTGCTAAATGTAAAGTTTTCGTACTCTGCATCTACTAAATAATGGTCTTTCATAACTAATCCTTATGCTTATTAAAAAGGTCATCCATTGCTCTTTTAATGTCTGACAACTTAAACTTTGATATGCGGTTCTCCAATACCGCTTTGTTGGTTTTAAATAATAGGTCTGCTTTTTCCTTTTTAGTTTTAGCATCTATTGATGAGCCATCTATCTTATTAATCAAGCTTATAAATCCATCTGTAAACTTGTACTCATCAGGAAACATCAACTCTCCTTTGCCTGGCAGACTCAGGCTAATGGCTTTTTTACAGGTGCAGTTGTCTTTAACTTTTCAGACATAGACTTTGTGCCAGCATTGCCATCATCATCTTCAGGTGCAATACCTGTTGCGGCCATGATCGAATAACGCCTTGCATAAGTTAAAGCCGAGCCATAACCTTGTGGTGTCTGCTTGTCAGCAGGTACATGAATCACACCCCCTGACATCTCTTCGCCACTCTCATGTAGAAAAATTGTCTCAACCCTAATGCCTGACTCTGCATCATGAGTCTTTTGTATTAATGCTAATCCATGATTGTGTAGTGCATCTAATACTGCCTCAATACAACCAGCCAAGTCTACATACTGACTTCTAAAATGTGGATTGGTACTGTTCTTTAAAGCTGGTGCAAACTCTTTCTGTGCCGCTACAAACGCTTTAGCAATCTCCGATGTTGTTGTCATTGTCTTTCTCCTCAAAATAAAGTTTTATAATGTCTTGCCTTTTACTTACATCTTTTACATTGCGATACAATACTTCTAAAAAAGTATGAGTATCTTTTAATTCATAATCTTCCATAGTTATAACTCCCTATCTCTAATTCTTAATTTAGATTGTCGAATAGTTCTCGCTTCTTTTGCCTTGACTATCTTTTCAGGCTGCGCTTTATAATTGATTACAGGCCATGAGATTTTATAACGCCCTGAAATAGCATGTTGATTGTCTCTCATAAAATTCATAATCTGAATCTGATGCAAGTCAATCTGCTCCTCCAAGTCTTTTATCATGTCTCTAAATTCAATTATCTTTTCAGCGTAATGTTCGGCTTCAGGTATCTCAATCTCATCTTTGTCAGGCTGATCGAAAATAGATGATGCCTCAGATGGTGTTTTGATTTCATACCATTCAACCTCATCATTGGTTTTATACTTATCTAACCTACGCTGAAAGTCATTGATAGCATCATGTATTTGAGCCAATACATCTACATCCCTTTGGTAAACAAAAGTCCGTAGTGTTGTGCCACGATACAGAACACAAACTGCACCCCAGGTCGCACCTACTGTATCCATTTGCATTTGCAGTTGCAATGGGCCACGATAGAGAGGCAAAGAGTCTGCACTCTCTACCTCATGAGCAGTTAGTTTGGCTTCTACTACACCTACGCCCTCTAACTTTATCTCGTCCTCATTGACACAGATAATACCCTTGTCAAGATCGGTCATGATGATCGAATCATTGCCTTTGACATCCCCATCTAAACTACATGCGAATGGCAAGTCTTTATGAAAATAAGGCTTGGGATGTTTAGTCGTTAAATCTTTGACATCTAATCCTAAACGCTTACACGCTTGAACCAAGATAGTTTCCTCCAAGGTATTCCCCCAATCCATTGATTCATTAGATATAAATGGTGGTTCAATTCCTGAAATAATATCCATCTTTTCTTTTAACAGTTCATTGACTGTTTTAAACTTACTAGCACCCATCAATACAGGTATCTCGGATGCTGAAAGTTGGTCATTCGGTGTTACTTTTCCTACCATTATTTAATCCTCCTTATTGGGTTTCCATGTTCATCAAAAGAATCTTTGACTAACTGTTTATACATAAAACTAAAGGCAAGTAATAACTCACTCTTTACCTCTTCATCCATTTGATTAATTACTGCATTAGGGCCAAGTTCTAGCACAAGTTCACCAAAATCTCTAATGAGGAAATGTTGATGAGCCTCCTCTAATTCTTTTTGTTGTTCAAATCCATCCATTGGGATGTTATCTTCAACTCCTTCATCCCCATCCCATTCGTTAGTTCCTCGGTTATCGTTCATTGTTTGTCTCCTTTTAAAGTTAATAACACACGATAATATCGTCTAAAGATGCAAATCCATCTTTAAGCAATATTGAAATATTGAAAGTATTGTCATCATCTGACACGACTAAATTTAATGGCTGAATTAGTGATGTAGGTATCTCATCAAACTCTTGAGAACTTACAGAGATGTATGTTTTCTTTGAGTTTCCTGACCAAATATATAAAGCACTAAAGCCACCACCTGTTGATGATTCTCTGTATTCTAATTTTCGATCATCAAGCCATCTTTTAATTTGACCATTCATGATTGCACCTCCATATTAAAAGTATTTTTAGTTACGATTTTTCCATAAGAACCCTCATAGAAGTCAAATAAATCACCATCTAAAATATCTTCTTTAGTTAAATCACGATTGTCTAAATCTTCAAGCACCTCATCAATGATGTCATTGAGTGTATCTTTATTATACAAGGGAGTTACTTCACAGATATTTGGCTCAAACAAAAATGCCTCAATGGTGTCATCGTATGGCATGAAACCAATGAAATCACAATCTTCTCTATCACCAATATAATAAATTGCTTGAAAACCTGGAATGACCTCTTCACCACCTGATGTTATTCTGCCACGAGTATCTTTAGTGACTTGAACATTATCACTAAGGTCATTGATATAGTTTTCTTGGATATGTGATTCTATGTCAGAATCATTTTTTGCATTGATGATCGACACGCCAGAACTTGACATGTCATCACCATTTGTTACATGAATGATTAAATATTTCATAGTTTATTTTTCCTTATCAAAGTTTAAAAATAGGTATCTCAACCTGGATACAATTATATATCATGGATATCGTTTTGTGTAAATTTTATTATTGCAGCCATTGAAAACTGCTACGCGGCCATTGAATTTGTTGTCTCAACCTTTATGATCGACAAGTGCAATTTGGGGCCATATTTCGATCATTGAGATATTTGGAGTCATTTTAAGGCGTTCTAAGGCAAAAAAAAAGGGATGCCAATACTATGACATCCCCCTTTTTAATGAAATAGGTGTCTCAACCTAAATAATGTTCTAGCAACATGGCACAAAATGCAACCACTGCTATGCATAAAAATGGCATTGCTATGATTAAAAATAGGTTCATGTTATCCCCCTAAAAAATAAATCATTAATAAAGGCAATAAAGGCATTATCATTGCAATAAATATAATTAAATATTCTTTCATGATTACCTCCTAAATTCATCAGATTTATCAAAAAGTGAGTATTCTTGATGTATGATTTCCATCTTTGAACAGTCAACAATATAAGTGCCATTGTCATAATTTTCTGTATCAAGATATTTGCATTTATCTAAACCAAAAGACAAATTGCCTTTTATACATTCATGGATGACACCTAAAAGCCTTGCCTTGCCATAAATGACATCACCTAACCTATCACTCATTAAAGACTTTGTGAGGTCTAAAAAGCTTTTAACATCATCCTCTGAGCCATGCCAATGTAGATAGATTCCTAAATCATCATCATTGACTGTATCTTCTTTGTTGTTGTCTTTAAGGCAAATTACTGCTCTATTACCCATGATTAACCCCTCCTATGAATAAAAATCCACCTCCATTACCCTCGGCATCTTGACTAACTTCAATTAAGACATCTTCAAATCCTTTTTTCTTGAGGATAAACTGAGGAAATCCCTCAATGTTGTCTTCTTTAGATACACCTATAAATTTAGTGATAGTAAAACCCTCTAACTGCTGATAGTAATCTTTCTCTTTCATAATATTTACCTTTTAAAGTTTATAAAATGATTATCAAATGATAATCCCTTAGCACCTCAAAAAGAGATGCTAAAAGGTATCACTTATATAATGCAAAATGAGTGGCAAAAGCTCTTGTAGTATGACTTTGAGGTCTTTCATAACCTATCTTTTTAATAGATTTACCCCTATATTTATATTTGAATTTGCCTTTGTAATGCTTTTTGACCTCATTGATATACTTGATTGGGATCTTTGAATGAGTTGAGCTTTCCAACTTCGGTGATTCATATCTTCTCAATATCTTAGTGATTTCATCAAATGTGAGTGGTTCAGAATAAGTGATGTTTAAAACTGATTTGACTAACATTCTTTGAAGTTTATCGTTTTGATGTCTCAACCTTGAGAACTCATCTCTAAAATATTGCATGTTGTGATTTTGTCTGTTGATATAATCCATGATTTTGTCATTGGCATAATTAAATAGTTCTGTAATATCATCATGAGGATTCATGATTGGATAGGTCAAAGAACGTGTTTCTGCTTTTAATTGATTAAATGCTAATTTATGTTTATCCATTATTTTTATACCTTTTAAAGTTTATAAAATGATTGTTAAAAATAACAATCCCATAACACCCCAAAAAGAGATGTTATGAGTTGATACTTTTATAATTGATTTTCTAAAATTTGCATGTATTGAATTCTATCATCAACTACATTGGAGGGTATTTTGCATGTCATCCATGCAATTTGTTTGACCCTCTTTAATGTAATTCTTTTTTCTTTAATGAGTTTCAATGCAGATGGATAAACTTCAAACTTATTTATATATCCTAGTCTGAAATCATCAAACATTTTTATAAGATAACTTTCATCACTTACTTTTTTCATTATGTCATTCATTATGATTTCCTCCCTAATGCATGACCTAATTCACCCCAAAAGGCGTGGTCAAAGTGGTCATTTTCTTTTATAAAGTCACTCCAAATTTCATGCTCTTGCATATAATCCAA